CTGCTGTTAATTGGTCAATATGAGTCTCAATAGAAGTGATTTTATCTCTTTTCTTTTCTATATTTTCTTTACCACTTTTCTCAATACTTTCAATAAACTCTTTTTGCATCTCAACCTTTTCTTTGGTCATTGATTGTTTCAGAGAAAATTCTTTGATTTTATCATTTGTATTTTTAATTCTATCTTTAATTACGGCATTCATTGCAGAAAAGATTTTAATATCCAACAAATCTTCTACAACTTCTCTACGATTTGCCGTAGATAATTGCATAAAAGGTACAAAAGAAGCACTACCCAAAATTACAATTTGAGTAAATGACTTATAGTTTAATTTTAAAATACTATCTTCCAATTGTTTTTGCTGGTCTGTTGATGATGCTGCTTGATTTTGCAGAGTACCATCAATCCAAATTTCAAAAATATTTGGTTTAATTCCTCTTTTTATTTTGTATTCCTTTGTTCCAATACTAAAATCAATCTCAACCAAACATTCCTTTTCATTGGTTGAATTGACTAATTGACCTTTTGTAATTTTACGAAATGCTTTATTGAATAATCCAAAGCAAAGAGCATCCAACATTGTGCTCTTGCCTGAACCATTTGCACCGACAATTAAAGTAGTTTGCGTATCTGTAAATTTTATTTCCGTTGGTTGATTTCCAGAAGAAAGAAAATTACGATATGCGATTCGTTTGAACAGTATCATAATTTCTTGGTGGTATCACAAATTCATTTGAAGTAATTATAACATAATTATATCCATACATCTCACAAGTCTTTATTCCCATTTCATCATCCACTTCTATCACGGTCATTTCTGGATAATCTTCCGCCATTAGAAGACCAGCATATCTTTCGGCATCATCCTCTTCTTCAAAAAAATACAATGCTTTCTCACCATTAGCATCGGTTACTGCATATGCTCCTTCTTCTTCTTTTTCTAAAATGGTGAGTATAAACATTATTCTACTTCCAATGCTTCTCTATAAAATTCCCTTAAAAGTTTTTTGATTGTGTTTTTGTCCAATTCAAATTCAGACTCTTCCACATATTTATCCAAAATACTTAATGTGTCTTCTGTAGGGATTTCATCACAATTTACATCTTCATCATAAACATCAATATTTTCAACAACCTTAAGTTCTAAGGGATTTACCTTAACTATTGAATCTACAAATTTATCAAACATCTTATAATCATCTCTTTGTCTAACAACAATTTTAACCATTTTATCAGTCAAATAAGATGCATCAAAGTCTTTTGGGTTATTGTTTTCATAATAAACTCTCTCAAACATCGTATAAGGATTTTGATAATATTCTAATTTATAATCATCAGTATCAAAGATATGAAATCCTCTTTTATCATTTACATCATTCCAAAACATTTGATATGGATTTCCAAGATAAAAGATTTTTCCATCATCACTACGAGTATGATAATGACCCGAATAAACTCTCTCAAACTTTTGAAATACTTTTTTATCCAGTCCTTCGGTATAAACATGTCCAGGATAAACTGTAAAACCATTTAGTTCAAGATGACCAAAAACTACCTTTGCTTTTGTTTCTTCAAGAAGTTCAAAAGTTTCTTTTTCATTATCAGTACATATCCAAGGAAGAAGAACTGTTTTCATTCCATCAATGTTATATTCTGCTGGAGATGAAATCGGTATAACATTTTCATATTGTTGTAATAATATATTAACAGCATTTATACTATTAGTATTTTTATAATAAGCATCATGATTTCCTACAATATTATAAACAGTAATTCCCAAATCTTGAAATCTATCATAAACATTTTCCTTTGCCCAATCAAGAGCCCAGTAATCAATACCTTTACGATTATCAAAAGCATCACCCAAATGAATGACTGTTTTGATTTTGTTTTTCTTTAATGTAGGAAAAAAGATTTCATCATAAAATTTAGCAAAATACTCATGAAATGCTTTATTTGCTTTACGAAAATTATAATGAGTATCTGTAATTAATCCAATCTTCATTGATAATGTTTTATTTGAATGTTTTCTTTAATTGTATTATAGTCAGAAGAACTATATCCTTCACCATCAACCGAAAATACTTGGTCAAAACCACTTTTTTCAAGAATCTTTTCCTTAATTTCCATTTGTCTTTTTTCTTTTTGAATACGACGCAGGAATGCATAATACACAATCTGTGTAAAATACGCAAACGGATTTGTGCGTTCTACATCAAAGTTATTAATATACTGAACACAATTCTCAATACCATCGGAAATCATATCTTCACGGAACATATAATTTACAAAGTTTGGACGATATGATAAATGAGTTGCAATTTTCAAAAAACAATCACCAAGATAATTGGGAATAATTGGATTAGGAAGACCCTTTTCCTTTGCCGAATTTACTTTAATTTTATAATTTATCAAGGCATTGTGAAAATCTTTATTATTTACATAATGTGGATTTTTCTTTACTTTATTCATTTTTGAAGTTAGCATAACTGATTACTTTTCCTTATTATAACACATAACATCAATAGTTGACAAGTACAATGAATGTGATTATAATCACTCTGTTGGGGTTGAAGATAAGTTATATCTTTAAACAGATTTATATAATTTTTCTAAAGATATTCTTGCATCAGCAATAGAGGATAAGTATCCCATTTTAGAAGTAAGTTCACTTTTATTGGATTTTTTATTCCTCTCTCTAACAAACTTTTGATGCATGTTAATCAAATCTTCATCATTTATTTCAGTCATTGTTATAACTTTTTCCATATCCATTATAAACATACTATCATCAGCAAACTTTAGCCAAGGACTTACTTTGATAGTTGATATTCCAAGTTGACGAATTGTTACTGATTCCATAGTAATAGGATTATCCAAAATCAGCATAATTCTATTGTTTTCGTCGCAAGGACAAACTTTGGAAAGTATTTCCTCACCTGATATTAATTTAATGATTGCATAAAAATCTTCTTCCATTTATTTTTTAAAGTCTATTTGTATAATTTCATAATTAAATTTTTCTTCATTATAAATTTTAATTCTTTCGATTAAATGATTTAAAGTATAATTTTTTTTCGATTTATAAGTAATATCATCTGCAATATCGTAAAGAACTGCTTTATTTTTGTTTTCTCCTTTTCGGAGAACTCTTCCAATAGATTGTAAATTTCTTATTCTTGATTTACTTGGACTAGCAAATACAATATTGTGTAAATTTTTAATATTAATGCCTGTGCTGAAAGTTCCATATGAAGCAACGATAATTGAATCGTTTTCTTTTTCGGTAATTTCTCTTACCTTCTCTCTTTCTTCAGCATTCACACCACCGTAAACAAAAAATATTTTTCTATCTTTTGCCGCTGAACTATTTATCATCTCATACAAAGGTTGTCCATGAGTTTCAACACGATTAAAAAGAATTAAAGTATTTCCTTTTAAATCTAAAGATAAGTTTTTAATAAATTTATTTCTTTTATCGTGAGTAATTAAATATTGAATTTCCTCTTCATATTCATTAAATTGATGTTCATTATGTTTTAATAAAAGAACTTTGATTTGTAATTTTGATAAGTATCCCTTTTCAATGAGTTCCTTTGTTTGTGTAACCTTATATGAAGGACCGAATAAACCCTCTAGAACCCACTTGTGAGTCTGTGAACCATCCAAAGTACCTGTGAATCCAAAACGATACTTTGTATTGTCCATTTTGGTCATAATACCAACCAAAGATTTTGACTTGAATTGGTGTGCCTCATCTCCAATTACTACATCAAAATTTTCAAAGAAAGACCTAGGAAGATTATAAATTGATTGCCAAGTTGTAATTACTACATTTTTATTTGTAGATTTTTCTTTACCAGAGTAAATCTTATGACAGTACTCTTCGGCATTCCAACCATAATCCTCAAAATCTTTGTACATTTGTTCTACCAATGAAGTAGTAGGAACAATGAGTAAAATATTGTGATTTTTTTCTACAAAGTATCTAACGATTGAATAAATCATCAAAGATTTACCAGAAGCAGTTGGAGAAATCAAAAGTTTGCGATTATATTTTAGAGCATCATGTACAGCATCTACTTGATAATCTCTTGGTTCGTGTCTTGATATACTCTTCATATAATCAGATATACCTTCAACAGAAATCAGTTCATTCTCTTCAAAGGGAGAACCATAGAACTTATTGTTTTTAAATTCTACTGTATATTCGCAGTTTTTTGCCCAAGCAACTAATTTATCTAAAAGACCAACATATATTTCACCATTATGATTGCTATAAAGTCTTATTTTTCCATCCCAATATTTACTCCTATACTGAGGCATAAACTTTGCACCAGGAACTTCAAAAGTAAAATACTCAGACAATTCTTGATGAATATGTGGTTCTGTTTCAACTTTTAAATAAATTTCGTTCTTTTTTTGTATGATAATATTAGCCATATCCTGCCGTAAATCTCATGTATTCGATTGCGTTTTTTATTTGATAAGTTCTATTTAAGATTGTCTTTAATATACTTTCCAAATAACTAAGCATTGTTTGGTAGTAGTCTATTTTGGAGACTGACTTGATTAAGTCTTCATCAGCATCCATATACTTATCTATGTCTGGTTTTAAAACCTTATGATCAAATGGTTTTTCTTTATATACTTCTGGTTCTGCCTTACCAGAGTAATACATCCATTTTTCTTTTTTTAAAATCTTATATTTAGATTCTTCTAATTTTCGAAGAAGAAGAATATTGTTATAAAGTTTATAATATTTTGCATGAAGAGCAGGTATTTTAATAGACTCATTGTGTAGATTATCTTGGTCTATAATTGAATCTTGCTCCCACAATGACTGTATTTCATCAAGGTTCATAATTTCAATAAGTTGTTATATCATATAAAGTGTATTTAAAATTTACCTGCGCTGTAACATACTGAACATCAGTATTAGTAGAATCAAAATTAATCGTAGAAAGTGATGTTGGAAATAAACCTTTAAAACTAACTGTTGATACTGGATTATAATTACTATTGTAAATAATTAAACTTCCATCAGATTGACCTGATGATGCATTTTGAATTCCTGGATTATATGGGTCTCTATTGATAAATTCTTGATATTCTGCAACATTTTCTGGATATCCAAGACCTCTTATCCAGTTATGAACTTCAAGATAATTTTCTAAATTTTCATCAACAAAAAATTTTAAATTAAAATCATCATAAGTAATCTTATCACCAGGAATTGGAATATCTTTTAAATAAGTTGGTTGAATTGCTACACCAAGATTGATTCCAGGTATTTCTGCTGAATTGGAAAAGAAATCAATTTTTGGATACTTTGCTAATATGAACTTAAATCCTAATGGAGATAAGAAGTTTTTATTTCCAATTTGATTTGATAACGAGGGTGAAGCCATTTTTATTTTTATTTATAGACATAAAAAAAGAGACCCTTTCGGGTCTCTAAAAACTTTTGTGAGAAAGACTCACATAAGATTTTGAATTTGTACTCTTCTGTAGTAACGGTTTGAGTTGGTTAAGATTTCACCAAGACCTTGATCTTTGCCTTCAGCAAATGGATTAGCAACAAGACCATAACGGGTCTTAAATCCGATCTTAGGTTGGAAGGTGTTCTCACCAACGGCACGAACCATTTGGAGAGGAACATAAGGACAATAGAAGAGACCTGCATCATAAGGGGAAGAACCCTTATAACCGACAACGTAGTACTGACCACCAGAAGAATTGACGTTTGAACCACCCGAATATGGGTCAATATAAACTTTATACTTACCGTTAAGAACACCAGCAAAAGTATTGCCAGTATCATCTACGTTAAGGTTTGCATTGAGTGCAGGGGTGTAGTCAAGAAGACCAGCCATCGAAAGTGCAGAAGCAACGTCAGATGAACACATGATGATGTTGCCCTTTCCACGACGAGTTCTTTGTGCGATTGCGTTAGCATCACGCTCGATTTGGAAGATAAGACCCTTGAACTTCTCAACTGACCAACGACCATTAGAGTCGATGTCGAGGTCAAAAGTACCAGCAGTAGCAACGTTGAACTGAGCACCAGGTTCAGCAGTCTTGTAGATGGTACGAATAACTTCACGGTTGATTTCAGCAAGAATCTCAGAAGAGAGAATATTTGCCAATTCCGCTTCAGCATTCAAACCATGAATTGCCTT